TATCCATTGCTTCCCGACGATGGTCTATTCCATCAAAAAGCTAGAGTTTTTGGACGCTGTTCGCAAATCTGCTAACGCCGCTCTTGATGCTATTGACCATGAACTAAACGAGATTTATCCGGTTAAAATGACGGGTGACATCTCCCAAGACCCAAGCATACAGGACTTTTGCGCCTATACTGCCGTTACGGCCCTCAATATTCTGCGGGAACAGGGCTATGCCGTAGGGGATAAGGCCGCGTTTTTCACTGAAATGTGGTGTCAAGAGCATTACCAGACGTCATCAATGGATTACCACGCGCATCCCGGCGGAAACTTTCTCGTCGGTTTCTACTTCCTTGACACGCCGGAAGGCTGTCCACACGCTGTCATTCACGACCCTCGTCCGGGCCGTGTCATGCTCGACCTGCCGCAAGCGGACCCCACACAGGCGACACTCGCCAGCACGATGATTAACTTTAAGCCAGAACCTGGCGTAATAATGTTTGCGCCTGCTTGGTTGGCGCACAGCTTCGGGCGCAACCCATCAAAAGCCCCATTTCGCTTTGTTCATTTCAACCTTGGTGTGCAGCCAAATGCACCAGCCGCCCCTGCCCTCGCAGCCGAAATCATCTAATGGCGCTGTTCCATATTCGTTACAACCAGACGCGGGGTAAGCCGGGACGTGGCACGGTGGATCATGTCTGGCGTGTGTTTGAAGATGGTAAAGAGTATCTTGTTAAGAATGTAATTATTAACGTACCAAGCTACGGAGCCAAGACCGGACAGGATTGGTCTATGTGCTGCAATGGCGTGTTGACGTTAGACCGAGAAACATCAACGGCAACCATAGGGCTGGCGTAAAACATCTGGTTTTGATATAGCTATCTGGGTAAAATTAAATATCAGAAGGAACAGAAGCGTGATTACTATAAACACACGGGCCGTGGTTGTCTAACGATGGATATGTCATTCGGTATTGATACGCTTCTCACCGTCGTTGCAGGCATCTTCGCCATCATTGGCGTGTGGACGCAGTTGAGCAACCGATTGGCAATTCTTGAAACGAAGCTGGAGTTTGGCGACGAGAAGTTCAACAGCATCGACAAGAAGTTTGACGAGGTGATGATGCACCTCCGCCGGATTGAAGACAAGCTGGACAACAAGGCAGATCGGTAATGGCGTTTAAGCTAGGCCCACGTTCCCTGTTAAACCTTCGCGGCGTGCACCCTGATCTGGTGCGCGTCGTTAAACGCGCTATCAGCATTTCCGATATTGACTTCACCGTCATCGAAGGGCTGCGCACACCAGCACGGCAGAAAGAACTGTTCGCCAAAGGTGCGACCAAGACGATGCGTTCGCGCCACATTCACGGCTTTGCGGTAGACATCGCGCCGTATGTAGCTGGTAGCATTCGTTGGGACTGGCCGCTGTTCGATAAGATTGAAGAGGCCATGAAGAAGGCAGCGCATCTTGAGAATGTGTCGATCACTTGGGGCGGAGACTGGAAGTCGTTTAAGGACGGCCCACATTGGGAACTTCCGCACGCTAAATACCCCGACCCAAAATGACGCTTAAAGAACTTGAGACCGCACTGCTTGAGCGTGTCCGGGTTTGGTGGCGTCCGGTCACATGTGTCGGTATTGCTTGCGGTGTTATTGTAAATGCGGTAGCCTTGCCCATTGTAAACAGCCAGTCGATTTCCCTTACGGACTTGGCTGCTACGATTGCATCTTGTGCGACTATATTTGCGGTGAGAGAATGGGGCAAAATAAATGGTGCGGATTAATCCATTCATGGGTTATGTGGCGGCAGGCGCTCTTGCTGTTGGCCTTACCGCCGGGTGGAAGGTCAAAGACTGGCAGTGCGATGCCGCGTATTCTGCGGTTCTGGAAAAAGCCGAGAAGCAGCGCCAGCAAATGCAAGGACAGATAGATGAGGTTTCAACGCTCTACCAATCCGAACGAGATAAAGCCGATGTCGTGGTCGCCGGAGAAAAGCAAACGATCCGCGAGATATACAAGACTTTGCCTGCTGTTCCTGCTACTTGCGCTCCTGACCCTCGCCTTATCGGGCTGCTCGAAAGCGGTGTCAGTCGTGCCAATGCCGCAGCCGCCAGCGAACCTAGCAAGTAATTGTCCGCCGCTTCCCTCGCCACCAGCTACGCTTATTGATCCTGAGCGCGCTATATGGGAAGTTGATATATTAGCTAAATATGGCGACTGCGCTTTACGTCACCGCCGAACAGTAGAAGCATGGGAAGAAGCTGTAAAAATCCGCAAGAAGTGATATAAGGACTAAAGGCTAGACACGGAAAACAACATGGCGCTAATTCCTATCAGCATCCCACCGGGCGTATTTCGCAACGGAACTGAACTTCAGTCAGCAGGACGCTGGTATGATACTAATCTTGTGCGCTGGACAGAGGGCGCGATGCAGCCGGTTGGCGGGTGGGAGAAGCGCAACATTACCGCGCTAACGGGCAAGGCCCGCTCTTTGCTGGCGTGGAAGACGAACGGCAGTGTACGCCTCATGGCTATCGGAACTTCGTCGAAACTTTATGCGGTAACACAGTCCAACGTTCTGGTAGACATTACCCCTACTGGTTTTACTGCGGGTTCTGACGACGCTTCTACGGGGGCTGGCTACGGTATCGGCACTTACGGTGGTGGCTTTTATGGCACACCTCGTCCAGACACTGGCTCGGTAACAGCCGCCACCACATGGTCGCTAGACACTTGGGGCGAATATCTTGTCGGCTGCTCGACATCTGACGGCAAGCTATATGAATGGCAGCTTGACTATACCACGCCAACAAAAGCCGCTGTCATTACAAACGCGCCGACAAGCTGCATCGGTCTTCTAGTATCTGCTGAACGCTCCCTGTTTGCGCTTGGCGCGTCGGGTGATGCGCGGACTGTTGCGTGGTCCGATCTCGAAAACAATACCATCTGGACACCTTCTTCCACAAACCTTGCGGGTAGCATTAAACTGCAAACTTCTGGGCGGATCATTACGGCGAAACGTGTCCGTGGCCAGAACCTTATCCTGACGGACATCGACGCGCACACGCTCACCTACGTCGGCCAGCCATTTGTGTATCAGGCTGAAATTGCAGGTCGTGCTTGCGGGGCTGTGTCCGCAAACTGCGTTGCCGTTCTTGATAACATGGCTGTCTGGATGGGCCAGAAGGGCTTCCACGTTTATGATGGCTACGTAAAGCCATTGCCGTGTGAAGTTTACGATTACGTTTTTAACAACATAAACATCAACCAAATCTCCAAAGTCTACGCCGTTAACAACAGCCAGTACAACGAAGTCTGGTGGTTCTATCCGTCGGCTGGGGCGAACGAAAACGACAGCTACGTTGCATGGGATTATGTAGAGAACCATTGGTCAATCGGGACGCTTGCTCGAACCGCTGGCACTGATCGCGGCGTGTTTCGCAACCCGCTCATGATCGGCACGGACGGCTTTACCTACGACCATGAAGTCGGCCTGAACTACAGCGGCGCGCTTCCATACGCCGAGACTGGTCCGTTCCAGATTGGAAACGGCGACCAGATACTGTATATCAACGAAATGATCCCAGATGAACGCAATATCGGTAGCGTTTCCGCCACGTTTACAACGCGCTATTATCCGACGAGCGAGGAATCAACTTACGGCCCATATAGTTTGACACAGCCAACATCAGTCCGCTTCAACGGACGCCAGATGAAGATGCGCGTAACGACAACTACGCCGTCTGATTGGCGGGTAGGGGCCATGCGGCTTAACGCAATTCCGGGTGGCCGCAGATGAGCGTATTAAAACTCCCGCCCGCGCCGCAGCAATACGACCCCGCCTATGAGGCGCAGCGTAATCGTCTTATTGAATTGGCGGTTAATCATAAGTACGAACAAGGTTTGGATGTTGGGATTTATCCTCCGGCTAGATTGATCTTGATTGACGAGGACGGGCATCCCGTTGAAGTTTATGTAAATCATGCTGAACAAGTCAAAGCACGGCACACGTAATAGGCTGTCAATTTATTTTGTTTTGTGTTAATAACGAAGGATTAAGCGGCCGGTCCGCACGGGGAATATAATGGCGACTACAACAACCACTGCACAGGCACTCAATCCTTTCATTCAGGATATTCTGGCGCGTAACTATGGAGCCGCACAGCAAGTCGCGGCTACTCCGTATCAGGCCTATCAGGGGCCACGCATCGCAGGCTTCCGCCCCGCTGAAGAGCAAGCGTTCCAGACTGCGATCAACGCTGCAACCCAGCAAGTTGGGATGCCGCAGCTTAACGAAGCTACCGCCGTTGCCCAGCGTGCAGCGGGTTACTCACCCCAGCAGTTCCAGCAAGATGTCTCCGGCTTCATGTCGCCGTTCCAGACCAACGTCATCGACGCCACGATGGCCCGTCTAGCACAGAACCGCGCTGAACGTGACGCTTCTACTAAGGCTCAGCTTGCCGCATCGCGGGCATTCGGCAACGAACGTCGTGGTGTATACGAAGCGCAGCTTGCAGGTGAAGAAGATTTGAATACGGCTCAGACGCTGGCGAACCTGTATAATCAGGGATACACGCAAGCCGCTGGGTTTGCACAGGGTCTGCCGGGCCAGCAGCTTGCGGGTGCACAAGCCTTGTCCGGCTTCGGCCAACAGGCGCTTGGCAATGAGCAGGCATACGCGGCGATGCTTCAGGGCGTTGGACAAACGCAGCGCGGCATGGCTCAGCAGAACCTTGATCTGGCCTACAAGGACTTCCTCGAACAGCGCGGCTTCCCGCAGCAGCAGCTTCAGACTTTGCTCATGGGTTCGCAGGGTCTTCCATCGCCAGTCACGCAAACGACAACTGCACCGGGCCAGTCAACGCTCGGCCAAGTTGGTTCGGCTGCGTCCTCGGTTGGCGCTCTTCTCGATCTCTTCGCAAAGGCTAAGTAGATGTCGATAAAAACCCTAATCCAAACATTGATCCCAGACCGCACGCCTCCGGGTGGCGTTGTGCGCTCTGTTGGCGCTATGCCTATTGTTGCTCCGGCGAGTGCCATGCCGCAGGTCGCGCCAACCGCAGCCCCGCTTTCGCCAACGGCAAAGTATATCGCGGATATGCAGGCTCTCATGAGCGGTGGCATCGGCCCGCTATCAACTGGTGAAAAGATTAGTGCGGTTGGCCAAGTGCTTCAGGCCGCAGGTAGCCGTGGCGCTTCTGATCCAGCCGCTGTTCTTCAGAACGTGCGCAAGCAGCAGATGGATAAGCTGAACGCGCAGTATCAGATCGCCCAGTTGCAACAGAAACAACAGCAAGAAGCGCGGCAAAGCGCATTCGTTAAGCAATACGCCTCGGCGTTGCCGGAGGAAAAGCGCGGCGTTCTTGAGAATGCTGATCCGGCAGAGGCATTTAAGATTGTGCAGGAAGAAGCGTTCCGGCAGAAGCAAGTCTTTAACCGTGACCGTGATCCGGCAACAGGCAATATCCGACTGACATTTGGCGATGGTTCGTTTGTCATTACAGATCAGAAGATGCCACCTAAGACACGCGAGATCGACGCTGGCGATGCTGTAGAAATTTACGATGAAGATACGAACGAACTTATTATGTCAGTACCGAAGCGCATGAACGCCTTCCAGCGCGAGAGCCTCGGCCTACGCCGTCAAGAAATTGCAAATGCCAATGCGCGAGCACGAGCAGGTGGCGGTAGCGGGGTAAAGTTGAATAAGCCAGAACCAATCTTAATAGATGGGGTCGAACAACTGGGGCAATGGAACCCTAAACTTAATATGTATGTTCCGTTTACCCAGAAGGGTGTTACTAAACCAGCTAAGGCCTCTGGGTTTACGCCCAAGACACCAACTGCCGCTGGCGGCAGAACGTATCCATAAAAAGGAGCCTTCATGGCCGAGGAAAAGCTGAAAGGCAACCCAGTATTTCTGAAAATTCCTGCCACTGGGGAGACGATAACGCTTCCCGGTGTAACGTCGCTTAACAGTAACGAAGAACTTAAAGCTGCCGCCGATGCGTGGATTGCAAAGAACTACAAAGGCCCTCGGCTTGCGGCTCCTGTTGTTGCGCGTTCGCCAGCAGTTCCTTTTGACCAGACGCAGGCCGCTGCCCCGACCGAAGAGATTAGTCTCGTTGCAAACCGGCAACCAGAACTAAAAGCATACCGCCCCACTACCATTACGGGCGGGGTCTACGATAAACTTCAATCCGGTTTTGCAACTTTAGCAGATTTAATTCCGGGTTGGGATACGCGCCGGGCCAATGACTACGCCAGTAATATACTTAGGAACATCAAAACCGGTACTGAAGGCATACTCGGTATCGAAGCAACCGAACGCAGTGCTGGCGATCTTCTAACCGGTCGTGCAACACTTGGTGACATCTTCAACGTTGGGCTTCTCGCCGCGCCGTTTGCGGCCAAACCAATCGCTAGGGGTTTCACCCGCGCCGCACCAGAATTTAGCGCGGCTGTTGATCGTTTTGCTACTGGCCCCGGTGCAGTTGCAGAGGAGATTGCAGCAGCGGTTCCCGAAACTGCGCTCACCCCAGAGATGGCCGCAGTTGCTGCGCGTGTTGCCCCCACCCCTGTTGTGCCAAGTAAGCTGCCAAAGGCGAAGGCTGTTGAGTTGCCGGAAGCCCCCGTGGCCGCAGCGGCAATCCCTGAAGCAGCAATCCCTGAAGCAGCAGTAATTCCTGAAGCGGTAATTCCTGAAGCTGCGGTAGCACCGAAACTTGAAGTCCCGCCTGCTCCGAAGATCACAGAAGAGCAGGGCCGTGCCGCGCTTCTTAATCTTGAGAAGAAAGACCTTACCAACCCAACAACAAAGTTGCCTGTGAACAAGAAGGTCGCGGACTTTGCGGCGGATTATTTGACGACGGCTAACCTACAATGGGATCGTCAAGTTCCATTC